ATTTCCCTTGGGATCGTTGATATTACGGATCATACCCAACCATTCCTGGCAAAGGGTTAGAACTGGTGCTGACGGACTCGATGACGAGATCTCGATCGATCACCTCGGAAACGATGGCTTCGTAGCGAGTCATGTGTTCCATGGCTTTGGCAGCTGACTCCTGGGTGTTCATATGGCTGAACACGAAGTAGGAAATCAAAGCGGTGAGGGCTTCTTCGAGAACTTCCGGGATCTCGATGACCTGGCTCGGAGTGTTGTAGTTAAGCGGAGCGTGGCGAGCCTGATAAGATACACCCAGCGGTGCGCCATCGACAGGATGCGAGAGCTGCAACACATCCGGCTGCGGAATAAAGACCGAGAGCGGATCATCAAGATCGTTGATTGGCAGCTCCACTCCGTTCTGGTCATAAACAGAGGTGATACGGATCACATCGTTGTCGAACAGGTTATCGGCTGTATCCTGGATATAGCTGTAATAACCAGCCACCGGATTGGTGACCGAATGCTTCTTGTCCAGGCGATAGAGCGTCACGTTCTCCATCTGCGTGATAAGCAGTGAGTTTTCTTTCAGCAGCATCCGTGAAAATATTCGCAGCAAGGCGGTATTGGCATAATGAATAATGCGCGGACGCTTAGCCGCGACAATGGTGCCGCTTCCTTCATCACTAATAGAGAGATTAGACAGCTCCCCATAAGAAAGCTTCTCAAAGAGATTGTTGATGTCCATCATGGCCCCACTTCGCTCAGTGTGGTTTCTACACGATGTAAGAGGACAGGCCCCCGCTATTCATCTCTTGTTCCTCTTCTTCCCACAATTCTACTTCGTGAGGGGTAGTTGCTGGGGTATCTGATGGCTTCCACGGTTTGAGATAACCCAGCATCGAGATCGTATCGATGCAGTCATCTTTGCCTTTGATCCCGGACTGGGTGACCAGTCGGAGCTGGCCCATGAAGTGGCCCATGATCTGGCTCGTCTTGAGTTCCTGCGGAAAGTAGAATTTGCCGGCCTTGAACCAGGGAAGAACCAGATTGAAGCGGGTCAGCTTGTCGACCGTCGGGCGAATGCCTGGGCTGCCGCTCTTTTCGGACGAGGCGAAGTTGAACCAGATGTTCCGGTTCATCATCTCCTGCTGGAGCCAAGAGATGAATGCACCTTGCTGCCCAGTGACTTCCACCCCGACAGCTTGCGGTCTGTATTCCTGGACTAGACGGAACAGATCGTTGACCGACTTGTCCATGGTCTGGCGTTCGCACACCCCGTCGACCCAGAACCAATCGCCGTTGGCGTTATAGGCCCAGACTGAGATCACCGAGAAGTCAGCAGTCTGCTTCTTCGAGGTGGCAAAATCAGTGGTGATGTAGAAGTTAAAGGCGTGTTTGTTTTGAAGCAGGCGGGTGCGCTCGTACCAGCGGATCTCGGCGTCCTGGACCAGGCGCTCTTCTTCGGAGGTAATGCGCAGCATCAGCTCCTGCATGAAGGCAGCAACCTTGCCGGTGAGCACCGCCTTTTCATACTGCTCTCGCACGAACTTGTAGGTAAAGCGGTCCGGCCAGGCGCCTTCGAACTCTTCTTCCGAGCAAGGAAAGCGCTCGCATACCGGCCAGACGTTTACGTCCCAGGCGCCTGATTCCACCGCTTCAATCAGGATGTCTTCCTTGTTGAAGGGCGTACCGTTGAAGATCACCTTGCGCCGGGTCGGATCGAGCGCGTAGTCGACACCCTTATAAACCGTGTCCTTGATCGCCTGCATGTTGGCCTTGGACTTTGAATCATCGTCGCTGACCAAGTCGTCCATCACGCAGATGGTTGGACGTTTTCCAAACACCTTAGTACCACGTAATCCGGTCTTCGCGCCGAATAGCTTTATACCGACGTGATGACCTTCTTGGTTCACGAACTCGATATAGTTGTCAGTGAACTTAGCTTCTGGAATCCATTCCTGGAGAAATGGGCTGTTGTAGTAGCGAAACTCGATGTTCTTGCGAAGCGACTTGACCCCGTTGTCCATCGAATCCGAGACGTAGATGCAGCCTGATACTTCCCCAAAGTTAGGAAGGTAACCGAACACTCCAAGGAACAGGAAGAAGTATTCACCAAAGATACTGGTCTTCCCTGCCCCGCGAAAGCATAGGTTGGCAACGTAATTGGTGGGCTGCGCCACCTTGTCGAGCATCTTGAGGTGAACCGGAGGCGTCTTGTGCGATTCCCCGGCCTGACCATTACACAGTTTGATGAAATTCATGAAGGTCAGGGCGAACTCACTAGGAACATAGTTCCCTGAGTTCAGCCCTTTATAATCAACCCGGTCTAGCCACTCGTCCAGCTCAAGCTTGATTACTTCCCCCGACATCAACGTACTCCGCGTCATAGATCGGGGATGCTGCGATTTCGCGCGTAGTAACCCCGCTTTCTATAGCCTTCTGTTGCTGTTGGGCGACTTTTACTAGAGTGTCCTTCAGCTCTTTCATGCCAGAACTGTCGGTAACCTCCATGCGAATGTCGAGACCTTTGGCTTCGGGCCGCTTAAGGTGAGTGAGCAGGCTGTTGGCTGCCTCGGTCCTGACCTTCTCGCTCGATGCTGTGATCATCAGCTCAGCCTGGACGTTGATCGCTTTCTGGAAGAGGTCCTGATTTAAGACCCAGGTCGGGACCAGGGTCTGCTCCATGATCAAGTTGACCAGCTTACCCTTGTGGTAGGCCGAGACGTAGGCAGAGATCTCTTTCTTGCTGGCGCCTTTGGCGAGCAGCTGCTGATGCCGGGCAGGGAAGGTCCGAGCATAGGCTTCCTCATTGTTATACCCCATCAGCTTGAAGCTGACATAGGTGACCGCGTGGAGGTAGTCTTCGGTCTTGAACTTCCCGTCCTTGAGGACAGCGGCATAAGAAATGAAGTTGTCGCGGACCTGTTCGGCCACGATCGGATCAGCAACGATGTTGTTGATCTTGTCGGTCAGCTCCTGGGTCGCAGCGCTACGCAGCGTGGCGGGCAGGGCTTGCTTAACGTCTTGAACTGAAAGCACGGCTTACCTCGATCTATCTGGGATTGCACTTGGAGCCAAACAGGTCATACTCACCCGTATCGCCGCAGCGTTTCTGGGTTTTCCGTTGCTGTGAACCAATGGGATAGACCGGGGCCAGGCTGGTCACCGTGCTGCTAGGCAGCGGCCCCGGTCTTCCTCATCTTACTTGGCCATCATTTCGTAGGATTGGTGGAACACGGCTGCCGGCGACCAGGACACGTAGCCAGCGATGCCGCGGACATTGCCTTCCTGATAGTCGGCATATTCGACCATGTAGCCCGCATCGTTGCCGTTCTCGTCTTCCGGCACCTTCCACCCGCGAAACTCATTGTACTCGCGGCGGGACATCGGCACGGCATGGACCACCTTGGTTCCCACGTAGGTCCGGGCCGAAGGAAGGCTGGCAGGCAGAGCGTCGTCGCACATCTTCAGCTTGGTACGCAGCTCATAGCCGAGCAGCCCCCAGACCTTGGACCGGGCATCTTCACGGGCCAGGCGCTTGCCGATCTCCCAGTTGAAGTTGGCCGGATCGGCGCAGGCACTCTGTCCAGTGACGGTGAATCCGTTTTCCAGAACCAGAACACAGAACGTCAGGAGTCCCAGGCTTTCCGGGAGATCACGGCGTTCTTCGCGGTGTTCGCCTACTGCCCCTGCCATGCCGGTGAAGTAATGTTCACTGACAATGGCATTCTCGACCTGGGCTTCGGTAACACGAACACCACGACTACGGTGGATCAGTTCTTCTTCACTGACGGGCATTTGAGACTCCTCGGGGTTTATACATACAGTATCATTACCCGACATCTCCCTTGCCTTTAGGTTACCCATAGAACTTATCCACCGTCAATACTTATGTTCATTTTGGTTCTATTTAGATTCAGAGCAGAACCATCCAGTCTTCCGCCAGGAGATCGGTCTGGCTGGCAGTCCAGGGGACCAGGCAGTCATCGACGGTCTTGATGGCGATGTAGGGGAGGGGGGTGAGGTCATCGTCGGCCACCCCGATCCAGGCGTTACGCTCCGGGTCGATCGCCACTAGGTACTGGTTCTTGCCGTTCCAGCCCCCTCGGGTCAGCATGTAGCCTTCCTTGAGGAAGCGCAAAGCGTAGGAGAAGTCGAAGCTCTGGGCGTCAAAGGGACGCAGCTCGCCGTCTTCCATTTCCTCGACCACAGTCTCGTCGTAGCCATTGGCACGCAGGACCGTCTCAATTGCTTCCCTGGCAATGTCGCCGTCGGTGTTGAGAGCATGGGCCAGCTGGTCGAGCGCTTCGCTCAGGTCATCAAAGTTGGGCGGGGTAGGGGGCGATGGCTCGTTCTTGGCTGCCTCTTCGAGCAGGATCCGGTTCATCTGGCAGAGCAGGCAATCGCACTCTGCACCGTCGCCCACATCCGTATTGTTGATCGCACCCATGTCCGGACCCTTTCTGAAGGAGTATTATGTTCAATCCACCGGTCGGCCCCCCTGCTCTTTCCCTATCGGCCCCCTGGCGGGGGCCTGGGGAACGCGGTGGGCCTCCCTGTGGTGAGGGGTATGGACAATGATCTTTAGAGGGACTATTGATTTCCTTCAGTTTTCGACACTTTGGCAGTCTCTTCTTCTAAAAGTATAGAGGGAGGGAAGGCTACTCCTATTGTCTAAACCCCATGTAAACATGGGATTTTATTCCAAAAATAGGAGGAGGAAACTCTCACAGAGTCCTCACTCAGTTGAAGCGAATCAGACTCCAGTCTGGACTCAGTTCGAACTCTGTCAGACTTTGTTTGGCTTCAACTCCCTCAGACATTCTGTTCAATACAGACTCAGTTCCCACTCACTCCAGGTTGAGCTGGGGCTTCCTTGGCTCCAGTCAGGGTTCTCTTTGGCTCACTCGCCCAGCGAGTTTTCCACGAGGGGAGCAAAGCTAGAGATATCTTCAGGGTTCTTTGGGGCTTTAGTTCCCCTTAAGATTACACCCAAGACATTCATGGTTCACCGCCTGGTTGGGCGGCGTCAAACCCCAGTGACAGGTGGGGACAATAACAGTCACAGCGAGGGGGGCGAACTCCTCCTCAGGTAAGCAGGCTCCGGCTTTCTTATCTGGGTACAGCCTTGAACTCGCAGCGGTACTAGGTCCGCTTGATCAAAGCCTGGAACGAAGTTCCCTAACAGGGGGGCGGGTCGCAAGGGAAAGGAGAGGTTGAGCAGTGCATGGCTCCCTCTCCTTTTTCTTTTCTCACGCTGAAGCGCTGGAACCAACGGGATAGACAGCCGGCCAGGCTCTCCCTCCTAGTTATCTCCCTATAGGGACCATTCTCATATAATTTTTGGGACAAGCCTCACTGGCTCATCTCCTGGATTACTCTGTCCCAGGAACCAAGAGGCTCACCAGGACAAGGTCCCCCCATGCTTATCTCGCTAGGGCAGTGGGGATTTTTGCTCATGTAGGTTCTGGTGCAGTGTATCTACACCACCACCCACCCCAATATCAGAGTACCCCCCCCGGTACACTGGGATACACTGGGTCACCTACCCCCACTTCATTACACTGGGCCTTCGGCCTGGCGCTTACGCGCCTTGAGGAGTGAATTGAGCGTTCACTCTGCACGGCGTAGCCCTCTGCTCACAGCCACTCAGGCCTGTCCTATGCCTTAAGCAAGCATAGCTTCAGTCTCATGGGTAAGTCCCCAACAGCACCACCAGTTGCTGGCTAATACTGGTCCCCTTTCTCTTTCAACCTTTTGATAGGAGTCCTCTTATGGCTCAGCTTGGTCATTCCATCCGCACTGAATCGGATGATTACTACGAAGAACTCGCCTCAGAGTTCCGTGAATACATGGCTCAGCATGATGCTCATGTCATCACTCGTGGCTTCCACCTTAACAACCTTCGTCTCGTTGCTTCGGGCCGTCAGCCCAATCCTTCCCCTGTTCTCGAACTCTAATCTAGGAGATTACTCTCATGGCTTCTCTCAATGCTACCCTTGGCTCCATCTATGGTGCCACCTCGAATGCCGCTAACTCTGTTGGCAAAGTCTTCGCCGCTACCGGTGAAGGTATCGATATGCTGCATCGCGCTATCAGCGAAGCAAGCAATGCTCAGAACCTGCGTTATGTCATCAACCGTGACAACGTAGAACAACGCCTCATTGAAGAATCTGCTGAAGAATGCTCGGAGCGCCAGCTCCGTGTAGATGCATTCTGCAACCAGTCTCAGCGTCATGCTGAACTCTTCAACTCCAACTACGCTCGTATCAAAGCGCTAGTGGATGCGTCCAAGAACCGTGTCTAACCCTAAAGGGTCGGAGGAAACTCCGGCCCTGAGGTTGGGCCGTAGATAGGCAAGCCGATAGGCACAGCCACATCTCAACTCACCTCTACTCAAGAGGCCTTCATGCACATCGTCAAAACCTACGTCATGCCCATCCTGATGGGCGTGATGATCGCTGCTGCTGGCCTCTACATGGTCATGCACCAGTCCACCTGTCGCTACGAGGAGGTCTGCTAATGCTGTCTCCTCAACTCTCTAAACTCGTAGACCAACTAGTCCGCATACTCCGGGCTGAGGGCTACATCGAAGAGGCAGACCTCATCACTCGTATGCTCAGCCCGCTTATCCCCAAACCCAAGGAGTAACACTCATGCTTACCCTTAGCCGAACCGTAGTCGAGGCAACCGAACTCGACGGTGTCATCTACCTTTGGGGAGATGGCACTACCTGGTGCTGGGAAGAGGACCACAGCGAGTGGGACTATTCCGATATGTCGGACGACTACGCTCGTCTCGATCTCAGCAATCCTTACCACCTTGCCCAAGTTCCAGCGTCGGTCCTCGACGATATCCTGGACAACTACGGCACTGATCTCAGCTCCATTCCCTCGCAGTGGAGCCAATGGGAGAACATTTCATGAACGTCCTTACCGAATCCCTGCGTGGACTGGTCCATCCGCTCCTCACCATCAGCGTAGCCATGCTCATCATGATCCAACAGGATCCTGAGGGCGGGCTGCTGATCAACAACTTCCACGGCCTTGGTCTGGCAGTCTTCGTGCTGCTCACTTCGGCCATCGTCCACTGCATCCTGGGCATCCGTGCTCTCAATGACTACGACAACCAACGCTAACTTCTGGGCCGGGTTTACCCGGTCCCAGATCATCGCCCTGAGGGGCGACAGAGTAGATCACTGCAAGTCATGTGACCGTGTCACTTACCGCGTCGAT